CGACTTTGTCCAGATGTACGCGGGTGATCGCCGCATGAAGGTGTATCGTGAGGCTGCGGATTCGTTGGTTCACAGTCCAGTGACGACTCGAGACGCGGTTTTGACCACGTTCGTTAAGGCTGAGAAAATAAATCTTTCTAAGAAACCAGATCCAGCCCCCCGGGTGATTCAACCGAGGACCCCGAGGTTCAACGCGGCAGTAGGTTGTTATTTGAAGCGACTAGAGAAAGACATATACCGTGCGTTGAAGGCGTACACGGGAGATGTCGTGGTTATGAAGGGCTACAACGCACGCGAGTCTGGCGACATCTTTGCCCGCAAGTGGGCCAAGTTCAAGAGGCCGTGTGCGATTGGCCTTGACGCGAGCAGGTTTGATCAACATGTTTCCGAGGGTGCCCTACGATGGGAACACTCGGTGTACCTGGCGGTGTTTAAGGGCGCTGACCGGTCCACCTTGCGTGAGCTGCTTGAGATGCAGATTCACAATCGTGGGGTGGCTAGGGCTAGCGACGGCATCATCAAGTACAGCGTCAAGGGTTGCCGTATGAGCGGTGACATGAACACCGCTTTGGGCAATTGCCTGATAATGTGCGCCATTGTATTGGCATTGTTCCAGGAGTTGGGTATCCAGGCAGAGTTAACCAACAATGGGGACGATTGCGTCGTGATTTTGGAGGAGCGTGATCGGGAGCGGTTTGCGGCAGCAGTCTCGCAGTGGTTCCTGGACTTTGGCTTCACTGTTAAGGTGGAGCCGGCGGTTTATGAGCTTGAGGCTGTGGAGTTTTGCCAGACGCATCCGGTTTGTGTGGACGGCGAGTGGCTCATGGTGAGGGACTCCATGACGGCCATGGCTAAGGACGCGCATAGCGTTTTAGACCTCAAGGATGGTATGGGGCCCAAGTGGGCTACCGCCATTGGATCTTGTGGCATGTCATTGGCAGGAGGTGTTCCGATATTCCAGGAGTTTTATTCAGCCCTTTTGCGAGTCGGTGGTGGCGCTACGATGGGCCACCACCCGGCTTTGGAAAGCGGGTTTGCCAGGCTAGCGTCTGGTATGAGCCGCAAGTACGAGACCGTCGCTGATTCCACGAGGATCAGCTTCTGGAAAGCTTTTGGGATCTTGCCTTCCATTCAAGTTGCATATGAAGAGCAGCTGCGCGCTTTCGACACGACGTGGCACATCACCCGTAGGGAATCTACGGCAGATAGTAGCTTCTCACTGGTCCTACCGCATTAAACTGTGTTGTCCCACACACTCACTATGGCTAAAGCCAAAAAGAACAATAAGAACGCCGCTAAAAAGCGGAAGGGCGCGGTGGGCGCACCTAGACCTGTGGCTGTCCTCGACAGGGCGGCCGCGGACTATGCGCGCCTGCTCGCCGACCCCTGCGGGGCACCCCTCGTGCACCCAATTTACCCGGGTGGCGACGCCGGGTTTCTGTTTCGCGCTGAGTCCTTTTGGACTGCCGGCGCCGCAACTGGTAAGACATCCGGAGTCTTTCACTGGACACCCGGATATGCTAATGCCAGCAACACGGAGCTGGTTGCCATGACAGCGGATGCTCCCACTGTGAGCACCCTCTTTGCGGCACAAGCGCAAGCGCCCGGTATTGCGTTCCTTGCAGCTAATGCTAAGGGATGCCGTTGCGTCGCGGCTTGCTTGAAGATAACGTACCCCGGTGCCGAGCAGACCCGCTCTGGTAGGGTTCATTACGGACTCACCCAGGCTGGTATGATCGACGCTGGTGACTCGACCACGGTGGATGCGTTTGCGCAAACTCTCCAGCATTATGGTCGTACTCCGACCGACACTGTTGAGGTAATCTGGCGCCCTGGCGCTGCCGACACGGAGTTCAACGACCCCAAGGAGGCAGCCAGCCAGTTCATACGCGACAGGAAGACGGCCGTGTCTGTGGCTTGGGCTGGTTTACCAGCGGCCACGGGTTTGACGTTTCACATGACTGCGATTTACGAGTGGACGCCCAATGTTGGGCTCGGCGTTGGTCACAATGCCGTCGGTAAGGCACGTTCTCGCAATAGCTTGGATGATGTCATCGACGCTATGGTGGCCCGCGGCGAGACGTTCGTTCGCGGCCTGGCATATGCTGGTGGCGCGGCGGCGTCTGGTGCTGTCGTCGATTTGGTCCGGGGGGCTTTCGGGCTAATGCCCGCTGGTCGTGCCACCCGGTCCGTACGACAGCTCACTTACTGAGAGATTGAACCTAGTGGTGTGTGGCGCCACGATGTGGCTTGCCTAGACAGGGCTCCAAAGAGGGGAATCGGGGATGTCCGGTGTGCACCCTTGCAGCTGGGAAACCGCGCTGCCATGCTGACCACATGGCGTTGCATATAACCCTCGGCGGAGTGAGTCGATGCAGAACCAGCAGGCAAATCCAGGGAAATCCCCCTGGAGGGCGGCCGTGGCTGGTGGATTATGTGGAACAACCATCC